GAGGAGACGGACGAGAGGATTCCGGGGACGACGTTGAGGGCACCCCGTCGAGAGGCACAATTAGTGACGAGCTTGGAAGGCTTCAGCGAGAGAGTGCTGGAATCGGAAGAGCTGATGACGATGTTGACTCGGGGGTTGGTGCCTGGTGGCCACGTGGGTGGGCCATCATTCACGACGGATCCAGAGCTCTGGAGGCAGGCTACGGAGCAATTGCCGGCCAATGCTCGCTTGTTGCCGACACCTTTGGAATCCCAGGACCATTGGATTGCTTTCTTGGATGCTACGAATTCTCCGGCTTCCCAACCCCCATTGACGTTGTTTTTGGATTTTTGGGATCCGGTCTTGATGGCCGCTCGCGAGCAGATTGCCGCTATTTCCGCCAACTTGATCGGGTTGTCCGTCATGGGCCAGTTGGGATTGGTGGAGGTGTGGGAACATGCTTCCTCCCCGGCGTCTTCTACAGCCACCTTTATCCATGCTTTGAAGTTGCCAGTTGTCGGTCATGTCCCCATCAAACCCGACGACGGGGACCGCAGGGGCCATATCATGGTACAAGAGATGGAGAGGCTGAATGGGGAACGCAGGACGGAGAGAGTTTGGTCGTTCATGGACATGGGCGCGGACATGGAGTGCGGGGAGCTGGGTGTGCAGCTGAGCGCGCTGACGCTGCTGAACATCAGGGAGAATTTCAAGCCGCAGGACATTTACCGAAATCCGCCGACGGTGGCAATGTTGGTGAAGAAGTCCGTGTCGTCTTGGGCCATTATTACCGTGCTGCTTGCCAACCGGACTCGGGAGAAGTTCATGGAGGAGGAGAAGTGCTTTCAGGAGGCAAAGAAGATGTGCCCGGAGGAGGATTTGTGGCCACACATGGAGGAGACAATAAGGGGGAAGGTGCCCAGGGTGGTCATCCCGAACCTATTGGCTCAGGTCTGCGCGGAGAAATTCATGTCGGAGGAGGACATCAACCTCGCAAGGTTCGATTTACACTACCTTCGGCCGAAGAGCAACAAGGTGCTCCGCAACGAGAGGCCGCCATTGTATGGCCCGAACCACTTGCATGCCCGGTGTCACTGGGACCTGTTCAGCTGGAACTACATGGAGTGGAAAGCCTTGTTGGTCCCGGAGCGGATCGAGGAGAATCATCCACGGGTACCGATGGTGGGGATAGAGGAGATGCTGGAATGGGACAACGAGGCCTCACTCGGAAGGAAGGTCGAGGTAGTCCCGTCCAACCACGCACGCGTCCTATGGTCGCGGAACGACCTCTTTCAGGCGGTTGCCTTGGGCGACCCTCTGACCCGCAATCAGGAGGAGATATTGCGAGGATTCAGATCCGGGTGCATTGGTTCGCAGCGCACAGGAGCCCGGAAGTGTGGTACGGGATGAGGAGGAGGGACCTAGACGGTCCGGCTTGGTGAACGCAGCTGGTGAGCCATGGCGGCTCACACCTGGAGTGTATAGAATATCAGCCAGACAGCATGCCGAGGCGTTACCGGCCGAAGGCCACGTTTTTGTTAGCTATTTTTGCCCGCACGAGGGTGCGGTGAAGCGGCTGCATGTTCGGAAGAAGGATGCGGAGATAGCAGGCAAGCAAGCAGAGGACACCTCTAGCCGCAGGGAGGTCAAACAAGAGGTCAGTAGAACTAGCCACGGTGCGGCCGTTGGAGAGAAAGGTGCAAGGAGTAAGGGTGGTGACATGTCCAACTACGGACCAGCGCCTCCGGACAACATGCCAGGTAGCAACCCAAATGAACTAACTCGCGAGGTCATTAATATGGCCACGAACAGGGTCGTCAGGAAGCCTACTGCACAAGGTGACGTTTTCGCGGTCTACGGACGCGATTATTGTGACGATGTGGAAGAGCAGACGTCTCTGGTTGGAGCGCTGATTATGCCGAGCCAACAGGCTCCGAATATTTATTCGAACAGCGCTGCCAACGTCGAGTCGGGGATTCAGGGTCGCATCATCGATAAGTCAAGGAAGTGCCAGCTCAACAGGAGCCAGCGCCGCAAGCTTGAGAAATTTGTCAATGTCGCTATGGGGGTGACGCGACAGGAGGGGAAGGAGACTGTTGACCACTTCAACAAGAGCCTCTCGCTGTTCAGCAAAGAGCGTGTGCAACAGTGGTGTTGTGATAAGTTCCACCTTGAGGAGATGGTCTCCAAGAAGTGGGCGCTCACACGGATTGAGGAGTCTATCAACGAGGCTTTCCAGCAGGCATTTCCGGAATTCAAGTTCAGCACTCGAGTCAAACTCGAGCAGATGCCGAACGAGAAGCTCCCAAGGATATTGATCGCGGATAAGGACTCGGGACAACTCTTTGCGTTGGTGGTAGTCAAATGCTTTGAAGATTTGCTCTTCGAGTGGTTTGAAAAGAAATCCATCAAACACCTTGCAAAGAAAGACGCGATGGTGCGCGTCATGAAACAGCTCACACCACCAAAGGGCAAGGGCATGAAAGCCATGCTCATAGAGGGCGACGGTTCCGCTTGGGACACCACTTGCAACGCCATGATTAGGGACATCATAGAGAACAGGATTCTCTCCCATATCTCGGACATCGTTTGCGAGTTCGGTGTAGTACCCGAGCAGTGGCACCGCGTCCATGTTGAGGCATGCACTCAGCAGTCGCTCCGGTTGTTTTACAAGAAGCACCACGAGCAGTTGCGGGCCAACATTGCTGCAATTCGGCGGTCCGGGCATCGCGGC